GCCCCTCTGAGAATGAGCACACTCACAAGCCTTGTTGAATACATAAAAGGCAACATTGATTCAATGTCAGACAAGATGATTGTGCAGATAGTAGACCCTGAAACAGTAGTGCTGTTATCACAGCTTAACGAAGAAAGACAGCGTGAAAAGTTAGCCGTTGTCAATGCAACAATCCCTAATTTCCGTTTTAATGATTTCATTAATCAGGAAGAGTTCTGCATTAACCTTCAGTCAAAATTCATTGATGACGAGGAAACAGACAAGTCATTACTTCTCAAATTTGCTGGAACTGTTGAAGCCGGAACTGTAGCGGAATATGGGGATGACGGAACAACACAGAAAGCTACAATCAGAACAGGAATAGCTTCAAAAGGAGAAGCAATCGTTCCGAATCCTGTTTCCTTGAGACCGTTCCGCACATTCTTAGAGGTGACACAGCCTAAATCTGACTTCATATTTAGAATGAAGCAGGATAAGTATGACGGAATTGCATGTGCAATATTTGAAGCAGACGGCGGAGCGTGGAAGATTGCTGCGACAACTGCAATCAAGGAATATTTACAGTTTGAACTTGCCGGGCTGAATCAGTTCACAATCATTTCTTAATCGGCAAAAAGGTTGAAACACCAAGGCGGAAGCCTGAAAGAAGCGTTTGTTGGAGACGCTGAAAAAAGTCAATATATCACATAAAAAAGCATTTTTCAGACCTCTATTTTATTCCAAAGAGAGGAAGCGGATTGTTTCCTCTCTAATATAAAAAAATGGCTTATAGACGTAAAAATGGAAATAAATACAATAACAAAAAAGTGGAAGTTGACGGCATTATTTTTGATTCAAAAAGAGAAGCAGAAAGGTATCAGGAGTTGTCATTACTTGAAAAAGCAGGGGTAATCAGAGACCTTCAGAGACAGGTAAAATACATCCTGATTCCCGCACAAAGAGAACCTGACATTATCGGGAAAAGGGGCGGAATAAAGTCGGGAAGAGTGATTGAAAAAGAGTGTTCTTATGTTGCTGATTTTGTGTATTTTGACAAAGAAAAGCAGGAAAACGTTGTTGAAGATACAAAAGGATTCAGGACTAAAGATTACACAATCAAGCGTAAACTGATGCTATATATTCACGGCATTAGGATAAATGAAATATAGAGAAAGGTAGATTGAATATGGGCGAAATACAGACTACTCATGATTTAGTAAAAGAAATTTTAAAGACTTCCCCAAAAGCGAGAAATTCTGACAATTATTTACTGTATGCAGTATATGCCACGATTGGCAGGAGACATAACATTGATATAGATCACATGTCAGTTCCAAAATTCTTTCTGAACATGAAAGAATATGGATTCCCTTCCCCGGAGACTGTCAGACGTACAAGGCAGAAAATACAGGCAGCACACCCGGAGCTGGCAGGAATTGAGGACGTGGAAACAATGAGAGAGTTGAGAGAAGAAACATTCAGGAATTACGCAAGGGGGCATATTGTTTGATGGATTCAGAGATTGCAAGAAATGGTTCGGGTTATTATGACCCGACAGCTTTTGAAGCAATGAAAAATATTATTAAAAAGAAGGTGGACAAAATGAAACATGGCGAAATTTGGGAAATACAGCAGAATAATGGACAGTTCAAGAATGTGATTGTTCTTGCTTCACACAATGACATTGCACAGGTACTTCATATTAGTGAATATGGTGGTGACTACAGCATTGAAGTAAATTGCCAGGGCATCAGCTTCACTGATCCACGCAAGATTCAATATGCCTTTAATGATAACTTCACTAATTACATCCGCACTTTAAAGGATGAGGAATTTGAAGCAATTATGGATGCTGTGGCGGAAGGACTTGGTCTTGCAACATCATATGAAAAAGCTGTTGAACCGGTACAGGAAGAATGGCATCCAATTCCTGAAGTGCTTGATAGATTACCTTTTGATGGTGAATCAGAAGAACTTATTAAGGCAAAGACTGAAAGAGATGTTTACAAGGACTTATATGAAAAATTACTTGCTGATGTGATGAAGGGATGATTGCAGCCCCTACTACTACATTGAAGAATATAAAATGAAAGGCAGAAATTATGTGCGAATCAATAGAAGAAGCAATGCAATATCTGAAAGGGTATTGCAATAAGCACCCGACCTGTGAGGGTAGAAGTGGCTGTGGATGCGGGCTTTACAGTTCGGCTACAAAACAATGTTTCTTATACAACAGTCCAATCCCGGCAGATTGGAAAATAATGACAGAAAGTGAAGGCAATAGTGATGCGGGATAGGGAATGTATAACATGCACTCACATAATAACGTGTAAAGGTAAGGCTTCCCCGGCGCCGTGCTTGAACTACGAAGAAAGGAAGAAGAAAAATGGCGGAAAAAAGAATGTTTTCAATGAAAATAGTAGACAGTGACCCATTTAAAGAAATGCCTTTGTCTGCACAGGCTCTATATTTTCATCTTGCTATGAACGCAGATGATGAAGGATTTGTGAATAATGCTAAAAGTGTTCAAAGGTCAATAATGGCATCTGATGATGACATGAAGCTTTTAATTGCGAAGAGTTTCCTAATCTATTTTGATTCAGGAATTGTTGTAATCAAGCATTGGAAGATGCACAACACTATTCAGCCGAGCAGGCTTAAACCTACTCAATACATAGAGGAAAGAAACCTTCTTGAAGTGAACGAAAACAAGTCTTACACCTTGAATTTAAGCCATATTTCACCATTGCTGACAGATTGTCAACAAAATGACAGCAAATGTCAGCAAACTGTCAGCAAATGTCAGCAAAATGTCGCAGAGAATAGAATAGAAGAGAATAGAAGAGAAGAGAAGAGTGTAGTAGAGAGCGAGTGCACACAACAGACACCCGATTCAGCTGCTTATAAAGCTCTCATAAAGCAGTACGGGAAAGAATTCGTTGATGAACGAATCGAACGTGCCAAGCTGTACAAAGGAACGAACAACATGGATACTGTTGCTAAATGGTGTGCCGAAGATTTCAAAAGACAGAAATCAAAGCATAATCAGAATACCTTCAATAGTTTTCCACAACGTCCTTATGATTTTTGGGATAACGATAACAATGATGACTTGATTGTAATTAATCAGCCCAATGATAGTTCCTAAGGCGAACGTTGACGTTGCAGAAATTGGAAAGCTAGGAAGGATGGGTTGATATTAAACAGATTGAAGGACAGCTTAGTTTATTTGATGTGAACGAAAAAAACGAGTGCCTAGGCGAGCCTTGTAAATATTGTGATATTGAATGGTGTTCGATTGAGTGTTTTAGACGAAGAGGATATGTATATGACAGAGTTCACAGATTTGCAAGAAATAGCAACGGCGAATACTTAAGACGAGAAATAGAATACAGAGTTTGCAAAAAGGAGTAAGGTTCCAGAAAATGATAATACGATAAACAAAGTTACATCACTTGAAATTATCGTGAGTATGACAAAGATTGCAAGTTTGAATACTGCAGCGATTGTGGTTAGAAATTAGATTGGAGTGATAAAGAATGAGTGAAGAATTAAAGACGTGTCCGTTTTGTGGTGGAAAAGCAAAATTCAGACCTATAACGAACAGTATACATGGTGCAAATAGAGGATTTTTATTTCGTATAGAGTGCTCCAGGTGCGGAGTAACTCTTCCAAAACAGTATGCATTGGAATATGTTTTCACAGAATTAGGTGGACTAAAAGCCGTTGTAGATGAAAGAGAGATGGCAATTAAGTCATGGAATAGGAGGGTGAACAATGAGATTGAATCAGGCAATATTCAAATGGATAATTCAAAGAAACTGCTCAAAGAAGAATACAACAAGGCTGTTGATGACACTATAAAAGCCATCAAGGAAGAATATGCTTTCACAATCTTAGAAGAAGAAAAGATTGACGAAATAGCACAACAGTTGAGGAGCGAAACAGAATGAAGATTTTAAGCAAGAAGAAATAGTAAAGGCAGGTGGAATAGATGACAATTAAGCCGATTTTATTCAATACGGAAATGGTTCGGGCAATTCTGGATGGTAGAAAGAGCTGCACGAGACGAGTGGTTAAGTTTCCAGTAAATAGATACACAAACAATGTACCACTTGCTGACAAGGTAGTGTTACAAGAACTAAGATGTGACAAGGCGAATTTTTTAGAGAAACCGTTTTTTTGTTTTGGTATGAATTTACCATATCAGCCAGGCGATATTCTTTATGTCCGGGAAACATGGAAAAAGGCACCAAATGGGTATTATTACTACGAAGATTGGCAGAAAAATGACATCGCAGATATTACAAAATGGAAGCCATCCATCCACATGCCAAAAGAAGCGGCGAGAATCTGGCTGAAGGTGACGGATGTGCGTGTGGAGCGGTTGCAGGATATGACAGACGATGATGCAGAAGCAGAGGGATGTTTCGATTATACGTCAACAGCACTGGGTTTTCCCGATGTATGGGATTCCACCATCAAGAAATCCGACCTTGACCGCTATGGATGGGCTGCGGACCCTTGGGTGTGGGTTATCGAATTTGAAAGAAAACTAAACTGAAATTTAGCGAGGTGAAAAGATATGGATAAAGAGTGTAGTTCAAATAATTGTGATAAATGTTTTAAATGTGGAAAATACTATTCATCTCATTCTCCACATTATGAAAGCTATTATAAACGAGAAGTAATCAATATTACTTGTTGTTATGGCGAAGCAGGTACTTATGACGCTGAAACTAGACAACGATTAAGCACTATTTAAGTAACTGAATTTTACTTCCCGACATTAATATCGGGAACATAGGAGGAAACATGGAAGATAGATATTTATACAAGGCAAAGAGGATTAGTGACGGAGAATGGATTGTTGGTTATTTATACAGACTTTCAGAAAATAATCCTCCATTTATAATGTTGCGTAAATATGGAGAGAGCTATGAAGTGGATGAACATACCATCTGCCGATGCACAGGCTCGAAAGATAAGAACGGCAACCTGATTTGGGAGAACGATATTGCAGAACTCTTTGGACATAGAGGAGTTATCAAGTATGTGTGTGGCGGTTTTGGCATTGCATATAAAACACCTATAGATTGGGATGGAATAGAAGCAAATATTAAGCCAATAACCGGTTGCGATAATCATTTATATGCTTGTGAAAACGATAATTATATATCATTGTGGGAAATTTATTGGAATTTTAATGATGAGGATGATTTGGTATACACAGTAGAAGTTATCGGCAACATTTTTGATAATAAAGATATATTTGAAAGTGAGGAATAATATGGCAAAGATATTTAGATTTAGCGGATACTTAATTGACCCCAATGGAAGTTGTGATGAAGACGATATTGAACTATCCGTCACAGAAAAATTAGGTATGCTTAGTCAACAGTTGCATATTGAATCTGCTGACATTGGAGAGTGGGATGATGATAACCCATTAAATTATGAGAATTGTGATTTGGCATGTTGCACCCAATACTTCAAATTAGTAGAAAGGGAGAAATAATAATTAATGGAGAGATTAACACAGACAAGCAATTCTGGCGGAGTTGCATTTACATTTGACTTAGATATAACTTGTCAGCCGAGTGAAGCCAAGAATGGATGGCACAAGCACTGTGTATTGAAGATTTAGCAAAAATATATGCAACAATTATTAGTGAAACAGATAAACAACTGGCGTATATGAGTGAGCAGATTGCGAAAGAACTCAAAAAGGAGAGTGATTGATATGAGTGAAGTCTATGATAGAGCAACAAAGGCTTGGTTCAGCAGCCATATATGTCAACAGACGACAGTTTGTCGGTGTGAAAAGTGCGGATTATTTTATAAGCCAAGTTTAGGGCATAAATGCAAAGCAAAGGAGTGATGAAGAATGAATGTAAAATCATATTTACTGCAGATTGAAGTTTTACAGACTAAAATTGAACAGAAAAAGCAGAGAGCAAAAGATTACCGGGAGCTTGCGTTGACTTCGGGCGGGTTCGATTACAGCAAAGAAAGAGTTCAGACCTCTAACCTCGGCGGGCAGATTGAAAATCCGGTGATTCGGTACATAGCACTTGAACAAGAAATCAGCGAAGATGTGTTGAGACTTCAGCAAATAAAAGACAAGATAACAGGAGAAATTCACAATGTCAACAATGCAGATTTCATCAAATTGTTGTATAAAAAATACGTTGAATGTGAAAGCCTGTGGAGCATTGCTAAAAATATGGGATATTCGTATGACCGGATAAGACACATGCACGGAGAAGCTCTGAAAGAATTTGATAAAAAAAATGAAGTTAGCACAAAATAGCACATTCAAGTGTGATATTATGATAGTGTTGAAAATTAAATATGATTCATAAAAAGGAACTGTGCCATTTGCGGTTCCTTTTTGTTTTGCCTGTCAGTGTGCCTTACTCCTCCATATCTGACAGGCTTTTTTGTGAAAAGGTGGTGATTGTGATGGCAAAATTAACAGCTAAACAGCGAAGATTCTGTGATGAATACCTGATTGACCTAAATGCCACACAAGCAGCCATTAGGGCAGGTTATTCTGAAAAGAATGCAAGGAATATTGCAAGTGAAAACTTGGCAAAACCCAACATCAAGGCATATATAGATGAACGGATGGCAGAGAAAGAATCTCAGTTGATTGCGACTCAGGATGAAGTCCTGAAGTACCTGACATCCGTATTAAGAGGCGAGAGCCAATCAACAGAGATTGTGGTTGAAGGTACTGGAGACGGATGCAGTGAAGCCCGAACACTAAAAAAAGAACCATCCGAAAAGGACCGGTTAAGGGCAGCCGAACTGCTAGGAAAGCGATATGGATTATATACAGACAAGGTTGAAACAGACGTTGACATGACCTTGACCGTCAATATAGATTACGGTGATGAAGAATGAATGTGACTGTCAAGATGAATCCGTGTTTCAAAGAAGTAGACCGAAGCACGAAGCGTTATATCGTAATGAAAGGCTCGGCTGGGTCTGGAAAGAGCGTTGACACGGCACAGAACTACATCTTACGACTGATGAAGGATAAAGGCAGGAATCTTGTCTGCATCAGGAAATCGGACATCACCAACCGAGACAGTACATATGCGGAACTAACCGGTGCCATATACCGCATGTTCGGAGATAAGGCAGACCAATATTGGAACATTAAACAAAGTCCGCTGACATTGACGTGCAGAGCCAATGGAAATCAGGTTATCTTCCGAGGGATGAATGATGATAAGCAACGAGAAAAGCTGAAGTCAATCACATTCCAGAAGGGAAAGCTCACGGATATATGGTGTGAGGAAGCAACTGAGCTGACACAAGCAGATTTTGAGATTATAGATGACCGATTGCGTGGTGAGCTTCCTGAAGGGCAGTTCTACCAGATCAGGATGACATTCAACCCAGTGAATAAGAACCACTGGATCAAGAAGGCCTTTTTTGACATCCCGGACCCGAATGTGTTGACGCATCACAGTACATACTTGATGAACCGGTTCATAGATGATGCATACCGTGCCCGAATGGAGAGACGAAAGATTGTTGATCCGGAAGGCTACCAGATATACGGTCTTGGAGATTGGGGCGAAATCGGAGGCATTATCCTACATAATGTGGAAATCAGGGAATTATCACAGAACCTTGATGATTATGATGATATTGCAATCGGACAGGACTTCGGATTCAACCATGCGAACGCTATTCTGTTGCTTGGCATAAAGGATGACAACATATACATCCTGAAGGAAGTGTATGTGTTTGAGAAAGAAACATCCGAAATCATTCCTCTTGCGCATGCAGCAGGGATTCCACAGAACAAGGAAATGTGGTGTGACTCCGCAGAGCCCGACAGAATCAAAATGTGGAAGAACGCAGGATATAGGGCAAAACCGGTTGAAAAGGAAAGAACAAACGAAAAGAAGTATCAGACAGCACAGATTGATTGGCTGAAAGGCATTGTTCGCAAGGATAAGGCCATTAAACGTATGATATATATTGACCCATCCTGTACCAACACCATTAAGGAAGTACAGCAATGGAGATGGAAGAAAGATCCGGTTACCGGCGAGTATATGGATGAACCGTTGGCGGTTATGGATGATGCAATGGCGGCGCTTCGATATGGAATAGAACGCTGGCGTAAGATGCGCAAATGGCTGATATAGAAGGAGAAGTGAAATGTTAAAACCTGATGAGATAAAAGTGATTATTGAAAGTGATAAAACATCCGAGCAAAAGTGTTTTGCAAGAATAGGAGAACGATACTATGATGGCGATCATGATATATTGCAGTACAGGATGTTTTACTACAATTCAGATGGCGAGCTCGTCGAAGATAGGACCAGAAGCAATGTCAAAATACCGCATCCGTTCTTCACAGAGCTTGTTGATCAATGCACACAATATGTTCTCTCTGGGGAGCGTATAGTCGTGGCCAATGATACAGCACTGCAGGAGTATATGGATGAGTATTTCAACAACAACGAAAGCTTCATGACGGATTTGGCAACATGCATAGATGATATGCAGATTAAAGGATTTGCATATATGTATGCTTACAAAAGCAAGAAAGATAGAACAGCATTTGCGGCAGCGGATCCGATTGATGTAATAGAAGTGCGGGATAAGGATACGGATGACGGATGCGCCTATACAATATATCACTATATTGACCGTATAGACAAAGGCAGGAAGATAGTAAAGCGGATACAGGTATGGGATGACAAGCAGACATGGTACTATGTCCAAGTGGACGAAGGCGAAATTCTGTTGGATGAGAATGAACCGATAAATCCAAAGCCGCATGTACTCTATACCAAGGACGGGGATAAAACGAAGTCAACATATTTTGACAACTTCGGATATATACCATTTATCATTGTGGAAAACAACAAGAAAAGGTTTTCATCACTCCGGCCTGTCAAGGCAATAATAGATGACTATGACCTTATGGCATCCAGTCTTTCAAATAACCTGATAGATTTCGATTCTCCGTTATATGCAATCAAAGGATTTCAAGGTGATAATCTGACGGAACTGCAAACCAATCTTAAGACCAAGAAGATGGTTGGACTTGATGAAAATGGAGAAATAGATGTCAAGACAGTAGATGTTCCTTATCAGGCCAGACAGGCAAAGCTGGAACTTGACGAGAAGAATATATACCGGTTTGGAATGGGATTGAATACAGCTGGCTTAAAAGACACATCAGCGACAACAAACATAGCCATCAAGGCAATGTACTCACTGCTTGACTTGAAAGCCAAGAAGGTTGAAAAGAATCTTAAAAAGCTGCTTCGTAAACTTGTGGAAATAGTCGTTGATGAAATCAATAAAATGAATGGCAAGGCATTTCAGCCGGAAGATGTTCATTTTGAATTCACGCACGAAGTTATGAGTAACGCACAGGAAAATGCACAGATTGAATTGACGGAGGCACAGCGGCAGCAGTTAGTGATAAATACAATCATGTCTTTGGCAAATATGTTAGATGACGAGACAATTATCCAATTAATCTGTGATGAATTGGACATTGATTATGAAAAAATCAAGGACAAGTTGCAAAGGGATGAAGAAAAGGATACGGCAGATGCCAAGCAGCTGTTAGATGGAGTTGTGACGAATGAATAAGCGGCAGAAGAAAGTATTGCAAGCACAATTGAATAACGAGGAAGAGGTAATTGCACGGTTAAAAAGTACATATGAGCAGGCTCTTGGCGATTGCGAATCAAAGATACAGGAGTTGTCAATGCGTGCAGACCTTGAGCCGGAGAATATACAGTCAATCATATATCAGAAGCAATACCAGGAAGCAATCAAAGCGCAGTTGGAAGGTGCTCTGGCAAACCTGCAATCAAATTCATATGCAACTGTATCTGATTATCTTACACGGAGCTATCAAGAAGGATATCTCGGAGCAATGTATGATATGCAGGGTCAGGGAATCCCGCTTGTGATGCCGATAGACCAAGAAGCTGTGACAAGAGCAGTAATGCTTGACACTAAACTTTCTACGTCGTTGTATAACAGAATGGGAGAGGATGTGAAGACCCTTAAGAAAGCTGTGCAACAGGAAGTGTCAAGAGGCATTGCACAGGGTATGACATGGAGCAATATCGCATCAAATCTTGCACGGAATATGAAGCATACACCGTTTCAGAAGGCTTATAGCAACTCAATACGGATTGCCAGAACAGAAGGACACCGTATTCAGAATAAGGCGGCATTGGATGCACAGAAAAGGGCGAAGGACCGTGGAGCAAATGTTGTGAAGCTGTGGGATGCAGTCTTGGATGGAAAAACAAGACCTGAACACAGAGAATTAGATGGACAGATACGAGAAGTAGGTGAGATGTTTGAAGCTGCAGGATATAAGGTAGAAGCTCCCAGCATGTTTGGTGTTGCATCACAAGATTGTAATTGCCGTTGCCAATTGTACCAGAAAGCGAAATGGTTGCTTGATTGTGGTATTGATAAAATGGATAATTTCACAAAAGAAATAGTCAGTTTTGAATCCCCGGAAGAGTATGAGGAGTGGAAGAAAGCATACTGGTCCGACGAGAATATCGCATATATGAATTATGTTACGGACATGGAGAAGAAATATGGCAAGAATTTTGAAACAGTGCTTAACTCCATGACTGATAAGGAATATGAGAGGTATAAGCGGTTACTGGATGATAATCCGATGTATAAGTCGAAAAATCCCCTTGTAAAAGTCGGTAAAAATGCTAAAATAAAAAATATAGAATTGCCGCCGGAAGCAGATAATATCAAAGGAATTTCTGGCCATACAAAAAAGGCAATTTGTGATAGTTTTGATAAGATAAAAGAAAACTATAATGTTCGTATAAATACTATTACTGTTATGGATCTCGGCAGGCAGAACGAAAAAGTACCATTTCAATTTGTGCCTGAAAATGTGGGTGGCTATTTGAGATATAAACTTGTTTTGAACGCCGGATATGATTTTAATGGAAGCCTTGAAAACTTCACAGCTCGTATCATGAGAAACTATAACAATGGTGTTTTAGCATCCAAGAATGTGGAAGATTTATTAGCCCACGAAATGGCACATATTCTGACATTTCAAGATTGCGATACGTTTGGAATGTTTCTTCGATTAGAAGAAGAGGTTAGGGAAAGCTTCATAAGAGGTGTATCAGCATATGCGGACAGTACATATGATGGAGCAGAGACAATAGCGGAAGCGTTTGTAAGGTATCGAAGAGGCGAACATTTGTCAGAAGATGTGATGGCGTTATTGCAAAAATATGTATTAAAGAAGGAATAAGAATGGTTGTTTTTTCTCAATGTATGGATTGTAAAAATTATATAGGAAAAAAGGGGGATGCTTTCTGTTGCAAGGCATTTCCGGAAGGCATACCAGATGATATATTTTGGAATAAAAAATATCATATTGAGCATATAGATGGCGATAATGGATATCAATTTGAAAAGATAGACGAAAGCACTCCGCAGTAGCAGGGTGCTTTTTTAATGTCCGAAAGAAGGTGAATGAGAATGGCAACAATAAGCGGAAATGTCTGCAACACTTATGTGCATATAGATTTAATTGTAAATGAAACAGGAACGTCCGTTGAAAATAATACATCCACAGTGTATTGGAAGTTGGTTGGTTACTTGGGAAGTGGGGCTTCATCATCACATTGGTATTCTAACAGCTATCACTCAATCAACGTGAGCATAAATGGCTCAACAGTATATTCATTACCGAATACTAGACAGAAAGCAATCTCAATTGGTACTAACACAAGTGCATCATCCCCGGTGACGATTGCATCAGGAACAACAACAGTGCCACATAATGCAGACGGAAGTAAGACATGTGCATGTTCATTTTCTGTTGTTTACAGATACAACAGTGCCTTCACTTGGAAAGGTTCAGGCAATGTTGGACTGACAACAATTGCAAGGGCATCACAGCCTTCCTGCATTACCTATCCGAATACAACGCAGAATGTCGGGGCATTGGGTAGTACAATCACTATCCACATGAACTCAAATTCCTCAAATTTCAGACATACTGTGAGATATGCTTGGGGAAATAAGAGCGGAACTATAGCGACTAACGTTCAATATAACTGTCAATGGAAAATACCGCTTGATTTTGCAAATAATATTCCTAGTGCAACATCAGGCTGGGGAACAATTTATGTTGATACATATAACGGAAGTAAGTTGATTGGTACAAAGTCGGTAACGTTTAGAGCAACGGTGACGTCAAGTATGGTTCCTTCCATTAGCTCTATAACCTGTACCGACCCAAAAGGGTATTTATCAAAGTATGGCGGGTATGTTCAGAATAAGTCAACGCTGAAGGTTGTTGTTAGTGCGTCAGGTTCGTACTCTTCATCAATTAAATCATACAAGATTGTTGCAAACGGCGTAACCTATACGGCAAATTCGCTCACCACAGGAGTTTTGATTTCAAGTGGTATAAATACTATCACCGTGACAGTAACGGACAGCAGAGGGCGAACAGTAACTAAAACAACAACTATTTCAGTGCTTGCATACACTTCCCCAACAATCAGCTATCTGACAGCAGGAAGATGCAATTCAGAAGGCACAGCAGATGCAGACGGAGCTTATATAAGTGCTTCGTTTAAAACGGTTGTAACAGCTCTAAACAATAAGAATCACGCAACAGCAAAGCTTGAATATAAGAAAAACACCGAAACATCATGGACAACAGTAGGCACATACACAGCATACAGCCAAACACCAACAAAGATATTTGCTGCCAATATAGATTCATCCTACAACATCAGGGTTACAGTAAATGATGATTTTTCATCAGCGACTTATGAAAAGTCTGTCGGAACTGTTTTCACATTGATAGATTTTAGAAATACCGGAAAGGGTATTGCACTTGGCAAGGTATCAGAAGAAGACCTGCTTGATGTGAATATGGACATAAGGTTCAGAAAGGCTGTTAGAAGCGAGGATGATGTTATTGCAGGGTTAGGAACAAGTAATCAAACTTCGTTATATGGTAAGGCAAACAAAAAGTGGATATCAATCGGAAACGCTACTCAAGGTAACAAGATACATATCCCACAATCAGTATATGATATTGCTTATGAATATTATATCGTTGTTAAAACATCCCACGGAGCAACTTTTCCTTTTTACGTTTCATACAATGATGTTAAAAAAGATATGATAAACGGTTACTATTATTCATCTAGTTATTATGCAACAGTGAGAATAATGTCAACATCACGAACGGATAAAGATGGATTTGACATGTCACTTAACATGGCATGGACTAAAGAGCTGTATAACGGACAGGCATCCACTTTTGAAATATATATATATTATAGATAAATAAAAAGGAAAGGCGAAAGAATGAAAGCAATAATTAACGAAAAAATGTATGACACAACGGCTTCTTCTGTAATATTCGCAGACGGAACAGAAGCACTTTTTAAGACAAAGAATGGGGCGTACTTCAAGACCTCGGTTGACGGAATCACACCACTTTCAGGCGAGGAAGCTAAAAAGTTGCTTGGCGTGGTTGACGCAGATGCATATATTAAAGAGTTCGGAACTGTAGAATCCGCTTAATAATTGTCAAAAGAGCATCCGACAAGGGTGCTTTTTTTATACAAAAAATTATGAAAGGAGAAAGGGTGATGTACGGAATAATTGCTGCATTAATCACAAGCGGAGTGGGGCTTGTCGGGATTATCATTACTAATGTAACGAGCAATCACAAAGTTGAGAACACACTCAAAACATCACAGGCGGTCACAGATTGCAAGATTGATGAACTGACAAGAGAGGTTAGGGAACACAACAATTTTGCGAAAAGAATGCCTGTTGTAGAAGAACAGATCAAGGAAATCAATCATAGAATTGAGGATTTAGAAAGGAAGAAATAACATGGAAAACATAATAGGAAACATCACAATGGTTTTAACAGTGATAGGTGTTATTGCATTTATCACAAGCGTAATCACGCAGGTGACAAAGGAATGGAAGGTCTTTAATAAGATTCCAACAGCAATTCAGGTATATATAACAGCACTTATTATCACAGTAATAAGCATAGTTGTGTATCTGCAGGTAAAAGGCTTCAAAATAGTGTGGTATTACATTGTAGGAGCGATTATATTGAGCTTCTTTATATCATTTGTGACAACGAACGGTTGGGAACAGTTAAAGACATTATGGGACAGATTGAAATATAAAAAAAGAGGTGATGAATAATGCCAAAATATACGGCAAGATTGACAGCCCCGGCAAAGACAGACCGCCATTATTACAGTAATGACAACGCTTTTTTCAGAAGCGGTTTTGGTATGCCTAATTGCACCGCATACGTTCACGGCAGATTTGCCGAAATAACAGGCAAATTCCCAAAAATGTACGGCAATGCAGAGGATTGGTGGGCCGAAGCAAAAAAGGCAGGATATGAGACAGGACAGGTTCCTAAATTGGGTGCTATTTGCGTATGGAAAGCAGGCCAGACACATAATAGCACAGACGGAGCGGGTCACGTTGCTATTGTCGAACAGATAAAAGCCAACGGAGACATTGTGACAAGTAACAGTGCATGGAAAGGCTTAGAGTTCTACACGCAGGAAATTACAAAGGCATCAGGATATATGTATGCAAGCAATAGACCGTTCCTTGGCTTTATTTACTGTGGAATTGAGTTTGAAATGGACACATCAAGCACCACAGGAAGCGTTGTGGCAGGTAAGGCGGTCATTTTGAAGAATACATCATGTTATTCATCAGAAAGTGCCAAAACTGCCTATGGTGTCAAGTCAGGCACATTCTATCTGTGGGATAATGTGGTTAGGTCAGGAAGAATCAGAGTCACCAATTCCTCTTCAAGGGTAGGTGTGGCAGGACAGGTCACATGTTGGATTGCGATTGCTGATGTCGGATTGAGTACAGGCACAGCACCAACACAGCAGATAACACCGGCAATCAAGGCAGGTACAGCATACACATTGAAAGATGTTCCGGTGTATTCATCTGAATCGGGTGCTTCAATCGGAAATCGGTCAGGAATCTATCGCACATGGGATTCAGTTGTTAAGAATGGTAGAATCCGAATGACCAACAGTATATCAAGGGTTGGTGTTTCTGGGCAGGTCAGCTTTTGGGTTGACGTAAAAAAACTTAAATAAGTTATTTTAGGATATTCAGAAATGGATGTCCTTTTATATTGTCCAAACGGCTTATGACATAAAAACTGTGACGAACAACTAATAACTCCGGCAAGAGTGATAACTGCCAGTGTGGCTACGATTAAAGCCAAGAAAGGATAGAACAATGGAATTAAAGGAACTGTTAGGAGAAGAACTGTATAAGCAGGTACAGACAAAGATTGACGAGAAGAACAGCACAGAGGCAGATAAGCTTAAGCATGTAAGATATGCAGATCTGTCTGAGGGCAAATATGTCAGTAAAGAGAAGTATGATTCAGAACTTGAGAAGCTTAATGGACTGATTACCGGCAAAGACACGGAAATCGGAAATGCAACAAAGCTCATTGAGGAGCTTAAGAAGGCTTCCAAGGGAGATGAAGGCATGCAGCAGAAAATTTCAACGTATGAAACGGAGAACGCAAGGCTCCAGAAAGAACTTGAAGAGACAAAAATCAATGCAGCCATTAAGGTGGCTCTGCTTGAGGCTCATGCAGTCGATTCTGATTACATGACATATAAGATTAAGAATGGTCTCAAAGAGAAGAATGAAGAGCTGAAGCTTGATGATGATGGCAACATCAAAGGTTGGGATAACATGCTCACGTCACTCAAGGCACAGTTCCCGACTCAGTTCACAGCTTCATCCGGCTCAGATGATGGTCAGAGGCACATCATTGAGAACAGGCTGCCAGGTGGCAATCCTGGCAATAACAATGCCGAGCCTAAAAATTTAGCAGAGGCATTAAAACAGAAATATGATGGTAACAACCAGTAATAATTGAAAGGTAAGGTGAACAATATGGCAGCACAGACATTAGAAGAAATTAAGAAAGGTATGAGTGACAAGGTATTCTCACAGATTGTGGATATCTTCCTCAGACATTCAACAGTACTTCAGATGCTTACATTTGATGACTGCGTATCAGCATCAGGCGGTGGCTCAACAATGAAGTACAAGTATCTCAGAAAGGTACTTCCTGCAACAGCAGAGTTCAGAAAGATAGGCGGTTCTTATACTGCTTCAACAGCTACCAAGCAGGAGTGCGAGGCTAATCTTGCAATCATGGGTGGAGCTGTTCAGATGGACAGGGTGCTCAACAGAATAGCCGGTAACTTCGACAACATGGCATATCAGATAGAAGAGCATATCAAAGCGGTCGTGAACCTCTTCCATTATACAATGATTAATGGAGATGCAACCACAACAGCTTCGGGAGATCATCCGGAGTTCCAGGGACTTGATTCTATGCTTGCTGGAACAACAACAGAGTATGGTACAGACAAGGCCATTGATTTGTCAACTATTACGGCAATCAAATCCAATGCAGATGAGTTCTACGAGGCGCTGAGTCTTCTTGTTAAGACAACAGCTGCTGATGCAGTACTCATTAATACAGAGATGATCACTAAAATTCAGACTGTTGCCCGTATCCTTGGATACAAGACAGAGAGCGAGGAAGCATTTGGAAGACGTATAACTACAATTGACGGAGTAAAGCTTGTCGATATGCAGGATTATTACACTGTAAGCGGAAGTGCAGCAACTGCCGGTCATGTGGTTAAAAAAGGACTTTCAAGGACTATTGCAAGCGCAAGCTCCGCAACAACAGGACTTACAGATATTTATGCTGTTAAATTCGACGTTAATGACGGATTCCACGGAATCAGCCTGAATGGCGGTTCTGTAATTGATCAGTATCTTCCAAACTTCAATGAACCGGGTACGGTTAAGGACGCTGAAGTTGAGATGATCGCAGCTACAGTACTTAAGAATACACAGCACGCTGGTGTTCTCAGAAATATCAAAATTGCGTAAGAAAGGATAAGGTGATGAATATGACAGCGAAGGAAACGAAGGAAACGAAGACAATGGAGCAGGCGGATGTTGCTGTAGAATCTGCAGCAGCAAAGCCTAAGAGCTGGATTGTATCAGTTATTAATGGTTCTACATATTGCGGAATAGGTGCCGGTGGTGTACAGTTCGCTAATGGCAGAGCTGAAATCACATCTAAGCGTATGGCTGACTGGTTCAAGGAACATGAAGGATATAATGTCATTGAACAGTAGTAAGGCGGTGATCTTATTATGATTATGACTGTGAATCGACTGAAAGAGTTGATTGATACCGGTTCAGAGAAGGATAAGGTGCTTGAAGCTAAGCTTCAGGCACTGGAAATCCTGATAAGGAAATATACCAACAATAACTTTCAGAATCGAAGCAGAAGAATCAGGTGTGATGTATCATCCGAAGTCGGATTGATGTGTGCATCATCATTATTCAAGGTTGGGGACACTGTTCAGTTGTCAGAATCGGCTTATAATAGCGGTCTGTATATAATTGACAGTATAGACTTTGATAATGGTTGCATGGGGCTGAATGAGAGCTTAACGGCTGAATCAGATGTGCTTGTCACAAAAGTTGAATATCCTATGGATGTGCAGATGGGTGTTGTGAATATGCTTTCATGGGACCTGAGCAACAGGGACAAGGTCGGGATTCAGTCAGAAACGATCAGCAGACATTCTGTGACCTACTTTAACATGGACGGTGATAATTCCACTATTGGTTATCCGAAATCCCTTGTCGGCTTTCTGAAGCCTTATATGAAAGCGAGATTTTAATATGATTAGTGGCAATACAACAGCGGAAATCAGAGTGCAAAGCACTGTAAAGAACGAAATAGGCGGAACGTCAAAGACGTGGACAGCGGTTCAGAATGTAAAAGGCTGGCTTGACCTGACAGGCGGGGACAGCAAATACACCACTTTTAATGCTAAGATTCAGGAAAGCACACATGTATTTCTATGTGATTATGTTCCTTTGGATGCAAGAATCAAGGCAGAGAACAGCAGGCTTGTTGTCGGTGGAAAGGTGTTTGACATCCTTCTGATTGATGATCCTATGGAATTACATGAACAGATTGAAATCTACTTGAAGTATACAGGGGGGCAGTGATATGGAAAATGATGTTCAATTTAAAGATTTTTCAGTTGAAGTCAACGGAAAAATCAATGAAGCCCTTATTGCTGCCCTTATTGAAGCTTCAGGAGAAATCGTATCACAGACAGCAAGAAATTCAAGGGTGGACACAGAACAGACTAAAGGTTCATTTGAATATGTTGTTGATGAAGAGAAACTTGAATCCACAGTCGGAAGCCCTTTAGAAAATGCAATATGGGAAGAGTTTGGAACAGGTATTCATGCTCTAAACGGTGATGGCAGGAAAACAGCCTGGCACTATAAGGATAAAAAAGGCAACTGGCATACCACAACCGGAAAGAAAGGCACAAGGGCATTTTTCAGAGCTTTTCAAAAGCTGAAGAATCCGATTATTAAGATGTTTGAAAGTAAGATGAAAGGGTTAAATTGATGCAGAATGCAGAAAGAAACATTGAAATTTATTAGTGATGCATTGACATCCGCAGGGATTCCGTATGAATACGAGGAATTCAATTCATCAATTGAATCCCTGAATCGTTATTGGGTAGGCGAATATTCAGAAACAGAGCCAATGTCAGAAGACGGGCTTGAAGAAGCAACATTCATTCTGACAGGCTATGCGAAAGAAGATATGCTTATTCTTGAAAATGATAAAAAGACAATTAAAGACTTATTTCCAACAATAAGTGGAAACCGGGCAATCTTTGATAATGGTTCAGGGGTTGCCATTTTTTATACAAACAGTTTCCCTGTACCAACAGGGGATGATTTCATTAAGAAATTACAAATTAATTTAACTATTAAAGAATGGATGGTGAACTAATATGGCAGTAGCAGGAAAACATGGTATTACAGCAGATACACCAAAAAACATATTATTTGGTGCCGGAACTATTCACAAGGGATTGAAGTACACTGCAGGTGCGAGCGGTGGAAAGGGTTCTTGGAACTTTAATGAATCAATCATTGGTGCAACCAATGGCGGTTCAAAACTTGCAATTATTCCTGAATTTTATGATGTGACTGTGGATGGGGCAAATGTCCTTGTTAAGGGTCTTAAAAAGAAGATTGGTGAAACAGCATCAATGGACATCAACCTTGCTGAACTTACAAAGGACATTATCAAGGCAGCCGCAATCGGTGCTGATGGAACTTCAGAAGATTCAACGTTTGATCTTATTGAGTCAAAGACAGACATTTCAGAAGGTGACTACTGGGAAAACATTGCCTTTGTTGGCGAAACAATGGATGAAAGAAAGGTCATTGCGATTCTTGAAAATGCTATCTGTACATCAGGCTTTAACAGTGAAGGAAAAGCCAAAGAAGGTTCAGTGGGTGCGTACACATTTGCTTGCCACGCTGATATAACATCAGACCTTACAAAACTTCCTTGGAAAATTTACTACCCAAAGGAATCAGCATAGAGGTGAACTAATATGAAGGTCAATGTAATTAAAGAATTTGTTGACCGCCACACAGGGGAACTGCACACAGTTGGCAGTTCCTTTGAATGTGGGGAAAACAGGTTTAGAGAAATAGAAGAATCAGGCCAATATGTTGAGCCTGTGGTTATTATTGATAAAGAAGAAGCCGAACACAAAGCGGTTAAAAGGAAAGGAATATAAGAATGAGCGAAACATCAGTTGAAACAATCGAAGAAATCAAAGAAGTAAAAGAGGATGCAATCATTGAAAATCCATATCCACTTAGGAAGTTATCAAGTAAAGATGTATTTATCTTTTCAACTATTCTGAAACAGATTGGATATGCAGAACTGAAGGAGTGCTTCCATTCAGCGGAAGTCAAGAAACTTATCGCAAAGATGCCGGGTGCCGCAAAGATGCCGGGTGCAATTGATGAAATCGGGCTTTCAATCATGCTTGATATATCAACAGTGGTGATTTCCAACCTTGCAAGTGCAGAAGAAAGCATCTATCAGCTTTTATCGAATTTATCAGGCAAAACAAAGACAGAAATCGCAAATCTTGATGCCGAAGTATTCATGGCAATGATTGTGGATGTATTCAAGCAGGAAGGATTCAGAAATTTTTTCAAGGTTGTTTCAAAATTGTTCAAATAGGTGACATCATGTTCATGGATTTGCTGTTTAAAAGATATTCAAATCCATATGAACTGATGGACCAGATGATTTTATGTGGAAGATTTCTTGATTTTATTTGTGAATTTGTTGAGATAACAAATGATGATTTGTTATGGGAATACTATCTTCATTATCCATTTCTTGAAGTGTCTTATGATGAGTTTAAAAGAAGACTTGGATTTGGGAATGATGAACCACAGCCAAAATCCAATCTTGAAGCAACAGTAATACAATCAATGAACATCCTGGACAACTTTGTCCCGGATGGCTAAAAAGGCTGATATTTTCAGCCTTTTTTATTTTGAAAAGAAAAGGGGGTGAATCTTATGGAATTATTTAAGATATTAGGAACTATTGCAATAAGTGGGGCTGAAAAAGCGGAAAAAGATACAGAAAAAGTGTCTGATGCATCACAGAAGTCTGCAAAAAAAATCGGCGAATCATTCAAAACGGTTGGAAATACCTATGAAGCAATAGGGAAAACGATTGTTAAAATGGCAAAAATAGGTGCGGCTGCGATTGGAACAGTATCAACGGTGGTGGGGGCTTTGACTAAGTCAGCAGTTGAAAATTACACTGAATATGAACAGCTTGTCGGCGGTGTTGAAACACTTTTCAAAGATAGTGAAGACAAGGTTGTTGAATACGCCAACAATGCGTATAAGACTGCCGGACTATCTGCTAATGAGTATATGGATACTGTGACAAGTTTTTCAGCATCACTATTACAGTCACTAGACGGAGACACGGCAAAAGCTACCGAATCAGCCAATTTAGCGATTACGGATATGGCGGATAATGCTAATAAAATGGGTACCGCTATGGAATCGATTCAGAACGCATATCAAGGTTTTGCAAAGCAGAATTACACTATGCTGGATAATTTGAAGCTTGGATATGGCGGAACTAAAGAAGAAATGATTCGATTGCTTGAGGATGCTGAAAAGATTTCAGGAATCAAATATGATATATCTTCTTTCAGTGATATTGTTGATGCTATTCATGTTGTACAAACCGAAATGGGGATAACAGGTACAACGTCAAAAGAAGCAGCAACCACTATTCAAGGTTCTATATCGTCAATGAAGGGTGCATGGACTAATTTCGTTACCGGAATGGCTGATGAATCACAGGATTTTGGTACTTTAGTTAATAATGTGATTGATTCTGTATTAACAGTTGCATCTAACCTTGTGCCAAGGATAATGGAAACGTTACCACGGCTTATAGACGGTCTTTCACAATTGGTACAGAAAATAGTTCCATACATACCTCAACTACTGAAAACATTGGTTCCGTCCATTGTAGACGGAGCAAAAAGATTATTGAATGATGTCACTAATCAATTACCCGACTTATTGGAAACAATTCTTCCCGGATTTGGTGGAGAATTAGGAAAGAATATTGTTAAATTTATAAACACATTTAAGTCTATATTCAGCAAAATCATTCCTATGCTGCAGAATTTTGGAAAGAAGATATTGCCTGTCATATCACAGGTCCTTGATAAAATTTTACCAGCTTTTGAGAAAATTATTGAAAACTTACTGCCACCATTGGAAGACATATTAGATACCATTATTCCGGTTCTTTTGAATTTAATAGATGTAATCTTGCCGCCATTAGAGGAGCTGCTTCCAATGATAATGGATGCTTTATCTATGATTTTAGAACCATTGGCGGAACTTGTAGAAGCAATATTGCCACCACTTCAAAGCCTGCTTGATATACTTCTCCCAATTCTTTCGGGCTTTTTGGATGTGCTGCAGCCAATTCTTGATGTTGTTGTTTCACTTCTTCAACCAATTCTTGACCTTATCGGACAGGGGCTGAATGCACTTGCAGAGGCTTTCGGATTTGCAAAAGAAAAGACTGATGCAGCGGTTCAGGCTGCAAGGGATGAAGCAGATGCCATGCGTGATATGAGAGACGCAGCGAATGAAGCAAGGGATGCAATAGATCAGAAAGCTGAAAAAGAACTTGCAAACGTTTCGACAGTAGAAAGCCTGTGGCAGGAATTACAGAACTTAGCAGATGAACAGGGTAATGTTTCCGAAAAAGACAGAGCAAGGGCAGAGTTCATAACAGGGCAGTTGTCTGAAGCACTTGGAACCGAGATTCAGTGGACCGGTAATCAGATTCAGAATTACAAAGACTTACAGGAAGAAATTGATAAGACAATTGAGAAAAAGAAAATAGAAATTCTTCTTGAAGCATCTGAGGAAAAGTACAAAACAGCTATTCAGAACAGGACAGATGCAGAAAATAAGCTGAATGAAGCTTCGCAGAGAAGGGCAGATGCCTTTGCAAAACTGACAGAACTTGAAGAACAGGGTGTTGATAAAAGTTCCGAAACGTGGAAAAATGCACAAGCAACAGCGGCAGCAACGCAGGAAGCCTTTCTTAATGCACAGAATATTGTTAGTGAGTATTATGCCGATATATCACAGTACGAAACAGCACAAACTTTGATAATGCAGGGCGAAAATGAAAAAGCACTTGAACTGCTTGATAAGAAAGGACAGGCTTTTCAGGCTGCTTCTGATTTGGCTTCTAAGTCAGCAGATGAACAGAAAGCAATACTTGAAAAGCAGATGGAAGATGCGGCGGTCAGTCTGTCAAACCAGGTTGAATTGTATAAAAAAATGTCAAAGAACTGTACTGATGAAGAACGTGAAATGTATGAGAAGAACCTGAAAGAAGCACAGGACTATTTCACAAAAGCTTCACAGGAATATACAAAAGCGGGTGGCGAAATCGGTGAAAACTTCTTCAAAAGTATGAGCAGCAAGCTGACATCATGGCAGTTTGAATCTGTTGGAAGTTATATGATACAGGGCATTGCAAATGGCGCAGAGGGCAATAAAGTTACTCTTATGCAGAAACTCGGTAAAATAATGAATGAAGCATTTTCTTCCGTATATTCAAATGGGACTTCGGGAAAGACTTCAAGCAATACTTCAACGTCATCATCATCACATAAGACACCTCACCTTGCAAAAGGTGGAGTTCTCAGGAAAGGACAGATTGGATTCCTTGAAGGTGATGGGGATGAAGCCGTGGTTCCATTGGAAAAAAACACCGGATGGATTAATAAACTTGCTGATAAGCTAAATAATAGTGGCGGTAATGATGTTGTTGGTAAGATTGATGAACTTATCAAAGCCATCACATCAATGAATATTGTACTTGACACTGGAACAATGGTTGGCGAAATGGCACCTGCCATGGATGCACAGCTTGGTGATATTTACTCAGCCAAAGAAAGGGGCCGATAAATGAATGAATCAAATTAAATTTGGAACGTACAAAAGCTATGATAATTTGAATCTGATATGCACTAAGAAGACAATTGGAAGTCCTGCTGTCAAAACAGCAATAGTTGAAATCGAGGGCGGTGATGGTGTTCTTGATTACACTGAATATTTTGGTGATGTAAAATACAACAACCGTCAATTAAATTTTGAATTCGAATCAATAGTACCACAATCGCAGTTTCCGGAACTGTATTCTGCGATATTGGATGCATTACATGGGAAGAAAGTCCAAATTGTTCTTGATGAAGATCCTGATTTCTATTATGTAGGAAGACTTGAAGTATCAGATTTCGCAAATGAAAGAGGAATTGGAAGCATCAAGATTGATTGTGACTGTGAACCTTACAAGTATAAGAAGAATAAAACAGTGGTGTCACAGGCTGTCAGTGGTTCTACAACCATTACACTTCCAAACCTTAGAAAAAGAGTTGTGCCAACCATTACAAGTGATGCAACAATGACATTTGCTTTTGGTAAAAAAACAATTCAGCACAGCGCAGGCACATTCATTATCCCAACTTTGGAACTTGTCGAAGGCACTAATACAGTAAAAGTTACCGGAACAGGTAATGTTACATTCACTTATCAGGAAGGAAGGCTGTAGGACTATGTATGAAGTATATTGTGATAGCTTTTTGCTGTATTCGAGCACGATAGAAAATCTTAAAATAATAAAACCAAAGGTGTCACTTGAAGACAACAAGACAGGGTCATTCACCTTCACTATATATCCGGATCATCCGTATTATGATGTAATTAAGAAACTGACATCCATTGTGACAGTATATCAAGATGATTATTTGTTATTCCGGGGAAGGGTGCTTAATGAAGAAATAGGATTCTACAATGAAAAGTCAATCACTTGTGAGGGTGAATTGGCTTTTTTATTTGATTCGATTCAAAGGCCATATAATTACTCAGGAAGCATAACAGGCTTCCTGAGTCAGCTTATAACAGCTCACAATTCACAAGTAGATAAATCAAAACAATTTGCCCTTGGCAATGTCACTGTGACGGATCCAAACAACACCATTACAAGGTCAGATATTAACTACACAAAGACATGGGAAGTGATAGACAAGAAGTTGATTGCCCTGTTAGGCGGTCATATAATTGCAAGACATCAGAACGGTGTGAATTACATTGACTATTTGGCAGACTATACAGCCATATCAAATCAGAAAATCGAATTTGCAAAGAATTTGCTTGATATGGAGCGAAAACGCAAGGGACAGGATATCATAACAGCATTAATTCCCCTTGGTGCAAATTTAAAGGATGCTGAAGGAAATGAGACAAAGGAAAGGCTGACAATCAAATCAGAAAATGGCGGTCTTGATTATATTACGGATGCTGATGCAGTGGCACAGTATGGGCTTATATTCGGAACAAACATATGGGATGATGTAACAGTTGCATCAAACCTTCTGACGAAGGGCAGAGCATATCTTGCGAGCCTGTCAAGTGCTATTGATACACTTGAACTATCGGCAGCAGACCTTGCAGGTATTGAAGAAAATATCAATTCGTTCCACCTTGGCACTTATGTTAGGGTAACAAGCAACCCGCATGGAATAGATCAGAATTTCAGAGTTACAAAGCTGCAGATTGACCTTATGAATCCGGTTGCAAATAAGTTAACGTTAGGCGGAACTATCAAGACATTGACAGGGAATATGACACAGGTGCTTGATGTTAAGAATGGCAAAGATGGCAAAGACGGAAAAGACGGCAAGGATGGTGCAGACGGCCAGAATGGAAAGGATGCAGCCATTCAGAGTGACACACCGCCGACAGATACATCAATGCTGTGGCTTGATACATCCCTGAATCCACCATTACTGAAAAGATATGCACCTGAATATCAACTTTTAATTGCAGAGCCTTCAGATTGGGCTTCCAATTATACAACATACTTCATTTTTAATTCAAAAACAGGTGCATATTCAGCAGTAACAGGAACCACAACCCCGGCATGGGTGGAAGATACCTACTATCAGTATGTTAATTGGGTGACAGTAAATGACACCACACAGGCATTTTACTTAATGGAAAAGAATGTTTCATCCGAGATATCAAAGTCAGAAACAAACATAATGTCTAAAGTGTCGGAGGAATATTATTTGAAAGACGAGACCGATTCATTAATTTCCTCTGTAAGCACTACTGTTGAGCAGAATAAGAATTCAGTTGCTATTTTGTTCAATCAGTATTTGGCAGACCTTGAAGCACTGGCACAGGGAACAGATGCAAACTTTGAAGAAATCAAGAAATACATCCGATTCATTGATGGAAAAATCCTTCTTGGTGAAGTTGGAAATGAACTTGAATTACAGATTGCAAATAATAGAATATCATTCCTTCAGAGTAATGCAGAAGTGGCTTATTTCAGCAATAATAAGCTATATGTCACAGACGGTGAATATACCAATTCATTAAGGCTTGGACAATTTGCTTTTCTGCCAAGAGAAAACGGAAACTTGTCATTTAAAAAATTAACATAATGAAAGCATTTTGCTACAATATCCAACATCAATGTGCCAATTCTTCTGTAGCGATATCGGTAAGGACTCCTGCAACCTGCCTGTCACCTATTGAATAACGCTGTGACATATATCGCATACTTGCACCTGCCTCACCATCCGGGCCACCGTACTTCCGTAAAGTATAGTGGTTTTTTTTAGTATTTTCTGGGGGGCGGGGAATTGACATAAGATTAAAAAAATTGTATATTAGTAGCAATAGATAGTATGTTAAGGAGGGATATGAAGTGGAATATATATCATCTTTTTTGTATTGTGATAGTGTGCAGATGCAGATTACACCGGAGGGACCTGTACCTCAGATTGTTAAACCATTACAGTTTTTAGAACCTGTAGCAATACCAAGCAATTATTCATTTACTATTTCATGTAATATAGCAGGATTTGATGTTAATGTTAAAAATTCTATACGTTTTCAGTTTATATCCCCGGAAGATGAGGTTGTTTATGATTCAAATAATATAGAATTTGAATTACCTCAGGATGAAAAAAGTGTAAATATGCCAAATGTAATGCAGTTTAATATGGATATGAGAAATTTGGTTTTGAGAGAAAAGGGACTCTACAGCACTAAGGTATATTTTAATAATAAGTTAATGAACGAATATAAGATTGAAGTGATTGTGAGTGATGATAATGAGAGAAGAAAAGAAGGTAAATAGTTGGATTGTTGGAAAAAAGTGTGAATCTTTAATGACAAGTGTTCTTTGCGCAACAATGATGATGACTAGCAGCGTGCCTGTAGCAGGACAGGTAATTAATGGACAGGATTATAGGGTTATGAAAGAAGGGTCAGTACAGAATATCTATAAGACTTTTTCATTACAAAGTGGTATTGTATGCAATATTCCGGGATATAATTATATGGAAGATGATTATATTATTAGGAATTATATGGATAAAGAGAAGAAAATGAATTTAGAAAAGTTGGAACAGATTTCTCAATTAAAAGAAGATTGGGATGGTGATGGGGCTCAACCATTTAGTAATTGCTTAATAAGCAGGGTAAGGGAAATTATTATGAGATTACAAAATCAGCCTGAGATATTTCCTACAGCATGTGATTCAATACAGATAGAATATGATGGCGCGGATGGTTCTCATCTGGAATTTGAGATATCAGAAAATGATGTGAATGTTTATTCAGTGGATAAAGACGGACATGAGAAAAATTATAGTATTGAACCAGAATCTATAGATAAGGTGGTAGAAGAATTCTATGGATAGTCATTTTGAGAATGATGAAAAATTATATAGAGCAGTTTTTCCAGAAACAAAAATGCCTAGTTTTTGGAAAAAGAATGGTAAATTATCATCAGCGGCATTAAAAAAGAAAGATGGTTTATCCGTAGAAAGAGGATATTACCGAAAAGATGAAGATGTTCTTGCAGATATGAAGAAATCCTTTCAGGGAAATGTTGTTTCTGTAACTGTAGGGCAGTGCAGGGATGTTTCAGCAGTAGTTTCATATTTGCCTTCAGAAAGAAGCAAGTATCATTCAGAAATACATAGTAGTGAAACAAAATTAAGATTAACAGATTCACAGGCATATAGGCTATCAGAGGTAGCTATCATAGAATATAGGGAATGACATCTATATAAGATGATATTCCCTATTTTTCTATTAATCTAAAGTATATATCAAGAGTGTCTTTTTCATTGTCATAAACAGCTTTGCTTACAACAGAACGTATTGCATTTGCTCTTGTGAGCTTATCAAGTTCCTCATTTTTAATGATTTCATAAGCATTTTTTATTTGACTGAGCATTATTTCATTATTTTCATCATGTTGAACCGGCTTTTGTTTTGATATTATTTCCATAACTTTTTCACGTTCTTTTTGAAGAATAGCTTTATTGTCTTTGTATTCTTCTAAAGTATCAATACCATCACGATACGTCTGCTTGATTCGGCGTTCCTTGTCCTCTATATTTTTGAGAAGTGCAGCAGTATCGACCTTTTTTTCATAGGAATGTTCAGATACTTTTTCGTAAGTAACATTTTTGGATGATAATACTTTAAGAAATCCTTCGTAAATACCCGCTTCAAGACGTTCTGTTTTGATGTAGTGACTTACCTTACACTTGCACTTGTTATATCCACTGCATTGAAAACTTGTTGAATGACCTTTCCAAAGTGAATTAGATACAAGAGAACTTCCGCATGAGGAACATTTAACAATCCCTGAGAGCCAATGCTTGATACCGGATGTCCCACGTTCTTTGTAAGGACGTGATATTTTAATTAACTGTTCATTGGCAAAGTCCCATGATTCTTTATTTATAAGTACAGGATGAGCCCCTGGAGCAATTATCCATTCAGATTTATCTTTAATAGTGTGTTCAGAAGGGTTCTGTCTGTTCCAACGTACATATCCATAGTAAAAAGGATTTTCTATTA